TGAGTTTATTAAAAGATTAGAGGATAATATAAACCACGATGAAAACGGGATTGAGTTTTGGTATGCAAGAAAACTACAAGAAATTCTTGAGTATGGGTCTTGGGATAAATTTCAGTCGCCACTAAAAAAAGCACAAACTGCTTGTCAAAAAAGCGGAATTGATGTTGATTGCAATTTTTCCCATGTGGGAAAAATTGTTGAAACCGGCATTGCAACAAAAGAAATTGATGACTACAAGCTTACAAGATACGCTTGCTATTTAATAGCACAAAATGCTGATGCAAGAAAAAAGATTGTAGCTTTTGCACAAACATATTTTGCGGTGCAAACAAGAAGACGAGAAATAGAGGATTTAGAATTAAGCAGATTAAGTGAAAATGACAAGAGAATACATTTAAGACATGATATAAAAAAGCATAATAGCATTTTGTCAAGCGTCGCCAAAGGTGCTGGTGTTATTTTGTATTGGGTCTTCTATTTCCTGAAAATCCCTAATCTTATAATAATACTCTTCATTGTGGTTTGCTTTATGAACCTTTAAAGCCTCTATAAGCTCTAAAGGTTTTGTTTTAACGATTTGATACGAAACTATTAAATCAGCGTTTAAATCAGATAAGAAACTATGTTTAACACGATTTGCTATTTCATAAAATAAAGCTCCTCCTCCGACAAATTCTTTGGTATGGTCAACTCTTAAATGTATGCGAAAATAATTAGTGATTTTACACTACATTTCGGATTTTAGAACCTGATAAATCATTTCAGAATTAGCATTTTTATCAGCAAGCACATGTATAACTTGCTCATCCTTACATTTATTTGCCACAATATGATGAATAAGGACAGGTTTAGTTTGACCTTGTCTATGAAGTCTTGCGTTGAACTGTAAATAATGTTCTAAATCAGGGGTAATTCCAAACCATACAATAATCCTACCCCCATTTTGTAAATTAAGTCCTTTTGCAGTACCGCATTGGCATAATAATAATTTTATTTTACCCTCATTCCAACGTTGTTGAATATCTATTACATTTTGACTAGTTAAAGTAACAGCTGTACTAAAGGCTTTTCTTATTCTTTCTTCATCAATTCTAAATTTATAAGCAACTAAAATATTTTCAGAAGCATATATTTCTATAAACTCTCTCAGATAATCTATTTTGTTGTTATGTATGGTTGTATATGTTCCGTCATTGGTACTGCTATAAACAGCTCCATTGCAGTATTGAAGTAACTTAGAATATAGCACAGCTGAATTTACAGCAGTTATCTCCTCATCATTAATTTTCAGATAATATTCTTTTTCAAACTCCTTATATAGTTTGTAATTATCAATATCTACTTTCGCAACACTTGGGATTTTGTCAGGTAATTTTAAATAATCAGTAACTTTCATTGAGATAGTTATGTCTGCAATTTTATCAAGTATTGTATTAGGATAAAGGCATACATACTTACGTTTATGCTCATCATAATTGAAATATGACTTTCTATAATGAGTAATATATTTACCAAGTCTTAACCCTCTATCTAACAAATATATCTGACTCCATAAATCCATAAATCCATTTGGATATGGTGTGCCTGTAAGAAGTACCATATAAATTGAGGTAAAATGTTTTAACGCTTTAAAACGATTAGAAGCATGCGATTTAAAGCCTGTACTTTCATCAACAATAATAAATCCGTAACGTTTAAAACCTTTTTCCAACAACCATGGTACATTTTCTTGATTAATAATATACACATCAGAATCCTCTTGGAGAGCTTTAAGCCGTTGTTTCTCAGTACCTATAGCTAAACTATATTTTAAATGTTTAGTATGTTCCCACTTAGTAAATTCATTAACCCAAGTAGTTTTGGCAACATTAAGAGGTGCTATAATTAAGCATTTCTTAACTTCACTATGTAATACTTTCGTAAAAGCCGTTATTGCAGAGATAGTCTTACCAAGTCCCATTTGCAGATTAACCAATACTCTTTTTTTATCAAGAATAGATTTGATCGTAGTTTGTTGATAACGCTCTAGGTTTGATTCATTTAACATTTACGAATTTGTCCAGTTTGAGGCTTGTTTGAATTAAAATAAAGGTGTGACAATTTGTCACGAGTTACCTATCATTATCGTTTATATTTTTACGCATCATCTATAAATTCTGTTAGTATTTCTAAACCTAGTTCTTCATTATTAACTACAAATACATTTTGGTTATACTCAACTAACTCTGATATTTTCTTCTGTTGTAACTTAGTAAGTTTACCTTTTGCAGATTTGAACTCTATAAAAAATACCTTACCTGATTTGCAATGAGGGCAAATATGTTTGCTAAAAAATATCCTGTCAGGATCACCTTTTTCTGCTTCAAACTTCTTTACCATAAAACCAAGTTTTATGGCTTTAGTTGTTATCTTTTTCTCTAGGTTTTTTTCTAATTTTATCATTAATTTTCTGAATAAAGTTCTCTAAGAAATCTAAATATTTCCCAAACATAAACACTCCCTATTTTAAATTTGATTTTGACTTTAGTCTTTTTACAAAAACGGATTCAACATACTTATAGTCCTCTTTAATTCTCAATGTGAATATTATAATAATTCTAGCTATTGGCATTACCACAAAACTTAACAGGTAAATAACAATATCTAAAAAAGTTTCAATCATAATCAACCCCTAAACTAAATAATGTTTTAATTGTCTCCTTCTTATACCTATCGTAATCAATATTGACTACATCTTCGCTCAAATCCATGATGGGGTAACATTTATTTGCATCAGGTACTTTGTGACCTTTCATATTCAAAATATAATCTCCGTCAGTTCTATAATACCATCTAACAACCTTACCAAGATATTTACCTTTAAAATTAGCCCCAAATTTTGTTTTCTTACTTAAGATGTAATCTTCCTTATTACCGCATCGTAACGTTATCTCAATAGCTACTCCATTTAATAAATATTCTATGACTGCTTTTTTTACTATTCCAAGATGTGCGTTTCTTGATAAATCGTTACTAGCTAAAAACCCTCTAGTTTTTATAGTACCGTCAGCCTTTATTGCTAAATAGTTATTTACATCTTTTATATAAAGCCTACTATAACCGCTATGTTCCAACTCAAGACCTGTTATATTCTCCCACTTTGTAAGTATTGATTTAAATTTATCTATAAAATTAATATTACCTTTTATAGTAAGTCCGTCAGTATTACCGGATATTATCTCAAACCCACCTACTTCTAACATATCAACCAACATCAATAAGCATAATTGTCCTGTTATAGTAGTCTGTATCATCTTCTCTAGATCATACAAAATACTCCTACTGTAACCAAGACGACCAAATGTCCCATTAAGTACAATTTTATAAAATTTAGAATATTTACTCTGTTTATCTTTAATTAGTAGTCTTTTATCCCTTAACTTCTTATACTCATCTAAAAACTCTTTACCTAAATTAGTTGGGTAAATTTGATTATTTATTATCACACTTGGATAATAGGATGTTACATCAACATCTATCAAAAACTCACTATCAGCTTTAATAACCGATTTTCGCTCTTCTTTAGAATGTAACCCACCTATTCCTATTGTAAAACTATTAGTTTTGGTCTTAATCTCTTTACCAACAAATGGAATTTCTTTTTTTAAATCCATGTTACTTGTAAATTCAAAAGCACTGATAACATCTAAAATATTTGTAATGTTTTCATTACTGTAGGTTAGATAACTAGGTATTTTGTATTTGAAATTAATATCAACATATTTTGGTATTGAAACATCAGAAAATCTACTTTTGAAATAAATTTCTGCAATATCTGCATCTGATTTACTCCTACAATCTACAGCAAGTTCTTTTCCTATCGCCCATCTAAGTTTTAGTTCTTCCTGTATTTTCAAATATAATTGTTTTGTAATATCAACGTCATCATGACAGTATTGTTTCAAAATCTTTTTCTCTTCCCTAGTTAGTATTCTTTCAGGTTCAAAAGGTAAGTCTTGAAGCTTATTTGTGTGTATTCTTGCCCCAAACATTTTAAGCGACGTTCCTTTAGGAAGAACCCTAATAATGTCTATATGATTCCACTCATAAGGCGTCCAACTATTATTTTTTTTTAATACTTCAAATTTGTTATCACTTAATATTAACTCATCAGATAATCTTTTAAGGTCTCCATTTGTAACATAACCGCCACTAAGTAGTTTCAATATCATAGGTATATCATACCACCTAGAGTTGAAACCTATTGTTAAAATTGATTGTTTATCACAAAATATTTCCCTAAGCTCCTTATCGAATGTATAAGGATGTTCCTCATCGTACTCAAATTCTAATATATGACCTTCTATAGATTTAAGTACAATGAGGAAATAGTTTTGATAACACTCGGTATCAAAAAACCATTTCATAACTAACACAGTTAAGTTTAAGACTTTACTAGAAGGGGATGCTGTTATCGTATAAGTCTGATTCTACTATAGAATCTTTCAACATCGCAAATTTATCAGTAGCATCTCTAGGGGCATTAGCAATTAAAATAGGGTCACCGTCTCGCAAGTGTTTAACATGCTCAAGCTTACAAGATAATGTGTTGTAACTATTAATTTGAAAAGTAACAAGGGCGTGGACTACAGAACCTCTTTTCACTAATTCATCATTTATAACAACTTGATTATTTCTATCAGTTACTCTAGGTTTATCAAAACGTGACGCACTTAATTTATAGAAATCTCGTACAATCTCTAACGAGTCATCAGCATCGGCAAAAGGTGCTAAATCTTTAAAAACCTTATAGTTAGCACTTTCCAAAGCAATTTTGTTTTCTTTAAATAATGTTTTAATGAGGGTTGTTATTTCTTCGATTTCTTTAGAATGGGTTTCTTTGTTTAGAAAAAAAGTACACGTATACTTTCTTTCGTTTTCTTCTTTTGGATATTTAGGATTATTAGCTTTTACAAATAAAGACGGATAATCCACTATTACGTTTGCCAAAACTACTTCTATTTTCTTTTTTTCTGTGGTCATATTCTTACCTTTTTAATTTAAATTTTTTAATTTATCTTCAAACTTTACTAATTTTTTACCAAGTAATTTTTTTTCTGTTAATTCATCTATTGTTTCCTTACTTAACAATTTATCAGCTTGACCTATTCCGATAATGTTTTTCTTGATATTATATGCTTTATCACCAAGCATATTAACTAACTCTTCCTCAGCTTCTTTTATCCATTTTCTATTGGAATAGTCATCAACTAGACAGTAACCTTCTATTTCACCACCATTTAGAAGAATACTTTTAACGTAATCTTCTAAACTACTCATGTATAACCCAATAAGTTCCTTATTGTCAAGAATTTCTTTTATCTCATAACTTTTTAAAGTATTTTTATCTTTTGTTGTAATAAGTCTAGCTAAAGGTTTACAGCTAGCCTTAGCCTTACAGAACCTACACGCTTTAATATTAGGTGCAAATTCAGGTTCTAATTCTTTACATTTAGACACAACATTTTTATAGAACTCATTGTTAATAATGAAGTCTTGTTTTTCATCTTCACTCAGCGACCAGCAACTATCTCTAAATGTTGGTTGGAATATATGAAGATGTAAATCATACTCATTAGGTATGAAACCCACGCTTTCTATATACCCTTTAGCATAAAGTAATAGTTGATAGTTCATATAAGCCTCAACTTGCACACCCCTACCAAATTTGAAGTCAATTACATGTATTTGATTTTTCCCATCCTTATTAATACCAGTGACTATTAAGTCAACAGTTCCTTTTTCCCCATCAGATAGGAAAGGTAAAGGATACGTTTCGTCTAAAATAACATTGCTTTTATCTAGTTGTTTTATAACTTTAATAAAAGACATAATACAGTCTATTATTAAATCTTTACTTGGATTATCTTCATACTTTACATAACTTAAATTAGACAGATACTCCCCTAATGTAAAAGCATTTACCGTTATACCATTCCTAATTTCATCAGTTACTAACTTATGCAACATTGTACCGTGTTCAGCATATATACTTGTTGTGCTTGGCAAATCCTTTTCCATTAGATAAGATGCCGGACATAAGTATCTTCGTTCAAACGATGATGGTGAGAAATCTGTGTGTTTTTTCATATAAAGTTTATCCTAATTAATTAAAAAAAGTAACAATCCAATCACAAGCTTCTATATCCTCTATATTAAAACTTGTATGTGCCAAACCCTTAATTTGGTATATTTTACTAGATGACATTCTTCTTATTGGCATTCCATCCTTGTAAAAAGCCATTACGTCTTTAAATCTTAGAGGCAACGGCTCTTTCACCTCATACCACCCATCAAACATTGTCGGAAAATTAATGCTTAGATCGTCTTCCTCATTCAAAATATAATAATCATTGCCCTTATAAAACACGAGTAACAGATCTTTATATTTTTGGTACACCTGTATTAGATTAGTTTGGTTGCAGATTCTTACGCCTTCTTCAAGTAGCTTAAATGCTTCACTTAGTTTCATAAATTATTTACCTCTTATTTTCAAATATTCATCTATCTTTTTACTTTCATCTGATATTGATTTCCCAACACAAACACGTAATTTATCGTATACCGTTTCGTAACTCTGATTTTGCTCGTAATCCACTGTATCCTCAGCCTCTATTTCAATTGATATATTTTCATAATTACCTAAGTTTCTAATAATCTTCTTCTTGTATGTTATTTTCATCTTCTTTTAACTCTTTTCTTTTACTTACCAACCGCCATTTAGGTCCATCTTTCCTATTAGGAAACCCTTTTTTTCTTAAGAAACTGGCTAAATCATTTCTTAATTTTTTACTAATAGTATTTGTTGAATAACCAAGCCTTTTTAAAATGTCAGTGCAATTATATAACTCAGCACTAACATTTATTTCGTTTGTAAATTCCTCATAAAACAAATCCTCAAAAGTATCTTGTAATGTAAATTGTGCATTTATCTTTTTTTGTGATTCTTTACTTTCTGATGAAAGTTCAAAATTTACCCAGTCTTCACTCTCGTAAACCTGACGATAAAGCTCTAGCATATCTATACCATGGTTAGCATTACAGAAAAGAGCTATTCCGTCATCCGTTCTATAAGCATCATCCAACGGTAATATTAGAAATCTTGTTGAACCACTATTGTCTTTCAAAAAATAATAGTCATTAGTTGATGCGATAAAACTAGTTGTTCTTTCATAATCTACAGGAAAAGTTACCCACTTTACTTTTAAAGTATCCACAGTTCTACCAAAGAAAGCTTTAAAAGCATTTATGTCACTGTGTCTAAATGACTTTTCTAATTCTCCAAGTTCTACAATCAACTTTCTAACAACACCTAATGTATGTTGATCATCATCAGTTTTGAGTGTAGCCCCTATTGCAATATACTTATTCTGTAAAGACGGTTGTATTAGATTTTTTACCCAAGTTGATTTCCCACCCTCTTGTTGTGATTGTAACACTAAGACATATCTTGATATTTTTTTGCTAGTTTCTTTTTCATCATAGGTAAATGAAAAACAACTTGTGTAAATAAATTGCTTCAACCAAGTTAATAAAAAGTCTTTCTTACATTGTTCATATTCAGATTTAACTTGGATAGTATTATAAAAATCTTCTAATCTATCAACACCATCCCACTTACTTTTTTGAACTAATCTTAAAAAAGAATTATATTTATGTGACATTGCGTATTTGTATAAAAACTTAGCCGCCTTACTAGCAAACATATTATTTATCTCCATCAAATCCTCAATATCCACAAGTCCTATATTTTGATCTGACTCACCATTCACAACTATTTCTTTTAAAATTATATCAAAACCTATATCAAATTTATAAAACTTCATTAACGCTACAAAGTTGACATAAGTATTTTTTATTTTAACCGAAACTAAACCTTTTTTATTCGTTGATTTGGTTAAATAAGGGAAAATGTCATAAGGAGCTTGTGCGTATAATTTCAGATCTATATTAGATTGTTTAGTAAAAATACTACAATCTCCGATACTAACCTCCTGTTTTATAATACTGTTCAGCTTTTTTATAATACTTTTGAAAGTCTTAGGCTTCTGTTTATTGTCTGTAAATTTACTCCAATTGTATTTTGTCTTAGCACTACTTTCACAACACCATTTTTCCCATTTGGATAACCCCTCAGCACTACCTTGATATTGATGGTGTAATATCATCCCAACATCTAACCAGTCTTCGTAATTAGAAATCCAACCAGTCTGCTTATCAAATCCAACCAACTTTTTATATTCAGCAAGATAGAAATTGATTTTATCTTCGCTTAAATCAGGAATAGGTAAGTTACTAGTCAATGTCCTGAATTCCTTCTCAAAATCCGGCTCTTGACTCTTAGGGGTAATTACCTGCTTGTCTTCACCTATAAAATAAGCTTTACCTTCATAATAAATCATTTCAAAATCTGATGACTTATAAGGCAGTCTTGATAAAGTATTATTGCCAAAACTATTAACCTTATCTACCGCCATTAGCAAATCGCTACTGAAATTTTGAGTAAGATTAATTAATATATTTGATTTCTCACTTGTTAAGAAATTCCTATTGGTAAATAAAATCAATCTAACTCTTGGTTTTTCTAGAGTATGTGAACTTGTTGTGTAGAATAAATAATTAAGCCCTAATAATGAACTTGTGATTTCTTCTTTTAGAAATTCATAATTTTTTCTGTAGTTATCAAAATCAATTACTATACTACTATAATGATTGATGTTTTCTGACACCCTCGCCCCTTTTAAATCGGAATACTCAGCTAATATAAAGTGCCTCTGTTCATCTTCAACATCATTTGATTTTTGTTGATATTTCACGAAATTATTATAAATTTCAAATGGTGTAAAACTACTAATTTTTACACCATCTTGACCCATGTTTGATATTCTTACATGGGGGAAAGTAGTGATGATTATACTGTTCATAATTACAACTGCTTATGGTTATACTTTTGGAATACATCTGTTATAGCTTCTTTAAGTATATCTACAACAGTTATTCTATAACCTGCATCATTACTACGCCTTACAGCAAGTAAAGCCAAATCACTATGTGTTTGTCTACTAATATTTACAGGTGTAATCATTTGTCTACTAATATTTACAGGTGTAATCATTTGTCTACTAGCTCCACTTTACTTAATATTAAATCTACAGCTTCAAATAACGATATTTTCTCAATGTCAGCTATCATTACTAATAGTTCGTAATGCTCTAACTCTTTTAAATTAATTAGTAAATCTGCTTCAATTATACTCATGTAACTACCTCCTGTTTTGTAATGGTAATGTGAAATTCTACTTTATATGATTTCTTATATGCAAAACCCGCTTCATCTATTCTTAATGCCCCTGACTGATCATTATTAAACACAAATAAATCTATGTTATAACCAACTATATGTTTCAATATAGGTAACATATAGTTTCTAAAATCAAAGCCTGTTTCATTTAATGAATACAATAAATTATCTTTTTTATATATTCTTTCATATAGAATTCTAACTTGATTATGTTTATTTAATGAGTCATTAGCTTTAAGTTCTAATTTTTCATTTATCATTTTAACTACAGTGTTTAATTGTTCTATTTCTAATTTTGATAAATCTCTTTTCATTCTCTTTTATCTATTCCTTAGATTTATAATATTCGCTAATTCCTAAGCCTAACACAAAATCTAGTGTTTCAACTAAAGATGTTTTCTCAATATCTGATATATCTTTTAATAAATCGTATAATTTCAACTCTGCTAAATTAATTAGTAAAACATCGTCAATTATGCTCATATAAATACCTCCTAATATCTAAAGTAAAATCTAATCCAAAATTCTACCACATAAGGTCTTTTATATAGACCTTTATCACACCATTCCCCAGACAGCTCATCATTCATTACTCGCAATTCTATTTTGACTAGGTTAGGGTGATCTATATTAACGTTTATTCTATCATAAATAAATGCCTCTAAATCAAAACCTGAATCTTGTAACAAATACAATAGATTATCTTTTTTATGTTCCTCTCTACAACAAACTGCAAAGGCAACCTTATTATGTATTGAGTATTCGCCGTAAGCAAGTTTCTCTTTAAATATTTCTATTTTATTGTTTAATGCTGCTATTATAAGATCAACTTGTTCCTTTTCTAACTTGCTAAGCTCACTAGGTTTTTCAGTCGGTGAATCTTCTAAATAAGAGTCTAATTCTTCAGATGTCAGTGTATTTTCTAAACAGTTATCGCTATTCTCGGAAGTTAATACTATCTCTTCTCCGAATACTTCCTCTTTTCCGAATACTTCCTCTTCTCCGAATATATAGTCTCTAAAATGTTCTATTTCTCCCAAAAATACAATTCTAGCGTCTTTTGTAAGTTTAATTCTATTAAAGGCTTTACAATCTAATATTCTTGTGAAGAAACTTGATCGCACAAAACTTTTTAATAAAAAATAATCTTCAAATACTAAAATGTTGTTATAATCAAATCTCTCATTAACAGAAGATAGTACATATTTAGTTTTTATTATGTTCATATTTTACTCATATTTTAATCATATTCTAAAGGGGGGTGACAATTTGTCCCTACCCTTTAAAAGGGTAGTTAACTTAAACCTAGTTCAGAAATTAATAACTTTTTAATCTCTACTACAACAGGGGACTTCTCACCATAATAATTCTCAAAATAAACAATGCCTTTTTCAGCAAAGTAACTTTTCTCATCATAAGACGCATCTGCTAATAGCTGGTAAGCCTCCAACTTATAGGTTAAATCCATATCGCAACCCCCCAAAGCTAGAAACTCTATGTCTTCATAGTCACCTAACACTTTGAAAGGTATTAAACCACAAAAGTAAGCAAGCTCTGCGTCGTAATTTCTTGCTTGGTAAACAGTGGTCAACATTAAAGCATCTTCTTCAAGTTGACTTTTAACATCACAATAAGTGTCAAGTTGTTCGTCGTTCAATGTATCCAACCAATTATTATTATTTTCAAATGTGGACTTACTAAAAAGATCGGGATATTGTTCTAATAATTCACTCTTTATTATAAATATTGGTATTTCTATCTCAGCAATACCTTTATTTAGAGAATCTATTATTGACGATATATCATTATATTTGAAAAAAGGTTTGATATGTATTCCTGAAAATACATTACGCAGTGGTTTATTATATTTATTGATTTCCATTTTATAAATCTTTTACATATTAAATTATATTTATATATTACATTCTTATTAAAAACGTGTCAATATATTTTTTCATTTTAATTTAAAAATATTTTATAACAGATATTTTTAAGAACAAATAGTTTAAAATATAACAATGTTGGCAATGATAACAATTTTCACATGGTTATCTATTAAAAAATTATAGATAACCATGTAGATAACCATGCTCGCAAACCCTTTTTCCCTGCCTATATATTGTTATAATTGTTATAATTGTTATACGTATATGTATATAAGAATAAAATATATAAGAATAAAATATATAAGAATAAAATACATTTATTACACACATGAGGAATAAATAACAATGTTGGCAATTAGATAGACCGGTAACCCTTAGAAGAACTGCTGTGTAGAAGGACATTGTTATCTTTTTATAAACCAATGTAGGCAATGATAACAATTAAATTATGAATTTTTGGTGACTTTTAGATGTTTCCGTATTATGACACATCTAAAATTATTTTGCAACAATTATTTTTATTTTGATCCTGTTAAATCTTCAAGGGATATAGTCCTTAGTGCAAAATATTTTACATTTTTATCAAATTACAACTTGACACATTATGATTTATGATTTATAGTGATTATTGACCTACTCAGTAATCACTATAAATCGAAATATAAAAATGAATGTTAGAAATATTGTTAAACTAGATAAGAACAATCGTGTATCTATTAAAGGTTTTAGAAAATATAGGGGCAAAGGTGCGTTAGTATATATAGACGCAGTTGATGAAAGAAGCTACCTACTGACTTTAGTTAATACAGAAGATTTCCGAGATCTGAATTTTGATGGTAAGTTAGTCAAAACTATACCTGATAACGAGTTTTAAGCTATGTTTTAAGCGTAATTCATAAGTTACTGTATGTTTCCCTATAAATTATAAATAGTCGCTTAAAACTCATTGTTCAGTGTTTGTTGTTATCTTTGACAATTTGATATTTGTGTGCTAATTTTTTATTATGTTAAATATTGCCTTTGAAATAACACAGTTGCAGGGTGCTTTCAAAAAACAACAAAATGAAATTAAAGCTTTGCAAGATTCACTGCAGAAATTACTAAACTCTAAAGTTAAAATATCTAGTGTAGTGAAAAGCCAACAAAAGGAATTTGACAGATTAGCAAAAGAAAATGAAAGGTTGCGAGATAAAATATCGCAAAAGATAAAAAAGAAAGAACTATCTTGTATGCAGGAAGTAGAATTTACAGAAGAAAATATTGCAAAAGTTAGAGAAATGGCAATCTGCATGACTAAAGAGCAGATTGCTAGACGTTTCAATATGTCGCTCACAAGTTATATTAAAAGGGAAGAGAAAATACCAGCTCTTAAAGAGGCTTATAATGTAGGTTGTGCGACTTTTATGGCAGAAGTAAGCTCTAAGTTTGTTGAGAATATAAGGTCTGGTTGTAAAGCTAGTTTGTTTTATTATATGAATAATAAGATGCGAATGCGAAACGATACTAGCGAAGAAACGCAGATAACCATATCACAGGAATTTCTAGACAAACCACTTAAAATTGTTAGTGGCAGTGGTAATTACGAAAAAGAACTAATGGAAAACTACCATAAGAAAATAATGTCAATTACTGTCACTAAAACCAAGGAAAATGACGAAGGCGAATTAGAATATTCTGATATTGATGAGTGAGCAGAATTTCAATAAATTTAACATCTATGAATTAGAGCCTTGGGAACATAATCTATACGAACCAAAGCAATTTAAAGTATTGCATGGTGGAAGAAGTTCCACAAAATCAACAAGTGTGGCTAAGGCATTACTTAGACTATCATTTAACACAAGTGGTAAAATAGTGGCCGCACGTGAGTATTTGGGTGACATTAGAGACAGTGTGCATGCTTTGTTTTGTAGAATCATCAAAGATGTAAAGGAATACGATTATTTTTTTAACATTACCACAACTCACATTACTAATAAGACTAATGGTAACGAGATACTTTTTAAAGGCATAAGGGATTATAAGGCTGACAGTATTAAATCTGTAGAGAATATCGGTTATTTGTGGTTGGAAGAGGGGTCATTTATCAGCAAGTATGCTTGGGATATTGTAGAACCAACACTCAGGGAACATGGTTGCGAATTATGGATTACCATGAATCCTCAACGTGAGACGGATTTTTTATATAATGAGTTTATTGTTAATGGTAAAAAGAACTATAAAGAGGATTTGTATATCCAACAATTGAATTGGTATAATAACAAACATTTAAGCGAAAGAACTATTGCAAGTATCATCAGGAAACGAGAGACTGATTTTGATACATACATGCACGTATACGGCGGTCAGTGTTTAAAAAATGATAACGTACTTGTTTTTAAGAAAGACTTTTTTGTAATACAGGATTTTGAAGAACCACAAGGCATACATCCTTATTATGGTTTGGATTTTGGTTGGACTGATGCGTCGGCTGGCATCAGATGTTATATACATGAAGATAACCTTTATGTAACTCACGAATTCAAACGTTCTCACGTAAGCGTTGATTTACTTGGTGAAGAACTGGAAAAAACACTTAAGGATTATAAGAAAAACGGTAAATACATATTAACTGCAGATAGTTCAAGCCCTGACCTTATAAATTTATTATCGAAATATGGTTATCCTGCTAAACCAGCTATTAAAGGTAGAGGTTCTATTGAGGCTGGAATAGCTTATATTAAAACTTTTAAGAAATGTTATGTTCACCCTAGATGTAATGAGTTTTTGAAAGAAATTTATAATTTAAAATACGAGACTGATAAATATAGCGGACAAATCAAAGATAAGATTGAGGACAAAAATAACCATCTTGTGGATTCTTGGCGATATAGTCTTGAAGGTTGTATGAAAAACAGGTATAATACTGAAGAGAAGTATAAAAATATTTCTACACGTGTTTCTTGGGTATAGTTACAATTTGTTATTTTAATGGATATAAACACAATTAGAATATTCAGTTTTGGAGGTGGTGGTACTAAGGGGTACGGTTCTAATCGTTTTATACAAAAGTTTATTCAGCAATGGGGGATAGCTCAGGCTGATTTTTGGAAATATGCAGATGTTATGTGTGGCACATCTATAGGAGCAATACTTGCTTCTGCATATTCATTTGGTAAAACTGCAAATGAGATGGAAAGTTTTTTTACTAATTATGCAAAACGTATATTTACTATTAGAACAGCATTAGAAGTAGCATCAAATAATCATAATGCAAGTGAAGCTTCAAATAGACCTAATTTGATACAAAAGTTATCGATGATTGGTAGTAATGACCCTTTTTATAAATCTGCATATTCAGACTCAAACTACGGTCATAATATATTACAGCAAGTTCTTGTAGATAATTTTGGCACAAATACTTTAGCTGATTTAAAAACTCCAATTGTAATACCAGCATATGAAGAAGATACTAAAAAATATGTTGTATTTTCTAATTTTAATGACCCTGATTATTTTATAGGCAACACTGAGACTATAGTTAATGTTTGCCGAGCTTCTTCCGCTGCACCGATATATCTTCCTACTGCTAATTTCAACGGACATTATTATAGTGATGGCGGTCAGTTTGCAAATGATCCAATTTTAGCGGCAATCAATGTTGGTTTAAGTGTAAAACCTAAAGCTACTAGAATTGTTATAGTAGATGTTGGAACAGGTATCGGTAATATGAGTTTTGACGGTAGTGGGACAGAAGAGGGTATTTCTCACGCAGTAGTTAGATTATTTGGAATTATGAATGTTGCTATGACTGGGACGGAAGAGTGGAGTAGATACTATTTAGATTATTTATCTAATAGAACTACTAATTTAACTAATAAAGCCACATTAGATATAAATTATTATAAATTTCAACCAAAATTTCCAGATGGTTTCCCTAATGAACTTGATAATAGTACGTCAGTTTGGTTTAATGATCTTGCTAATTTAGTTGATACTCATTACTCAAACGAAAGTAATAAAATATCAAGTATAATAACAAGATTGGTTGCATGAAGTCTGATCGTTTATATAATTTTATATCACCTATTACTGGTAAATTACCAATAAATAGTGGGTATATCTTACTTGGGGATAAAAAAGGTTTATCAGAATCATCGCCAGTTCTAATTGATATACGACAAGACATAATTGATTTAAGGAGGAGGAAGTTAGATACTTTAAACCTACCTATTTTAGGAGCGGCCATATTTCCTCTCCCTAAAATACCTTTTCTACCTCCGTTAGATATACCTATACCTAATCCAACTTTCAATCCACTTTCTCTTGGTGATTGGGTAATGTCTGGCCCATGGTTACCTCAGATTTTTGCAGGAAGTGTTAATAGTGATTTAAGCAATCCAAAAACTATTGTGTCAAGTAGTTTGGCGATGACACAAATAAGAACTGCCAAGAATTTTAAATTATTTGATAATGCAAACTTTATAGTAGGTTGTAGTACAATTTCTTTTTTGTGGGATAATCCAGCTTATACAATAGAGTCTATTGATCCAAAACTAAAGGCAATACTTGAATTATACGATCTTGGAACAACATATACGTTTACTAAAGCCCAGTCTCTTGGGGCTTTAGAAACTGGCTTACTTAAAAACACAGTTTCTAATGGGACTGGTACATTATCTAAGGCTATTTCAGGTGAAGATTATGTTAATACAGCAGATATTCCTATAGGTAAATTAGTGATATTAGACCCTAGTTATCCATTAAGTGGTCATAAATTAATTGCTCCGACAGATTTTTCTACTCGTAAAAATGAACCAAACGAATTTGGTTATCCTGTAGCTGGCAGCATTGATATATTAACTGGTATTGCTAGCAGTTTCGCTAAATTAGCTTTGACTGGTATAGCAGCTGGTTCATTAATTAAAATAAGTAATAATTTCAGTGAGTTAGTACCAGCGGTAGAGGGAACAGACTATGTTGCCCCTGATGATATTAATAATAAAATAGATAAGTTAATAACAGTTGTAAAATTACTTGTTGGCGTTAAAGATACTGTTGATTTTCTTAGTATAACAACTCAACAAGCTAGTAATCTAAATAAGATTGTAAAAACAATAGGTGGTGTAAATAACACTATAGATATGATTGATGTTACTGTATCTCAAGCAAGTAAGGTAACTGATGCAGTAAAAAATGCTGTTGGTTTAGCTAAAACAGTTGAAATGACAGAGGCTGCAACATCGGCTGCAGATTTAATATTGAATAAATCTGCTTTGATTGAAATAGAAGCTCAAATAGCTGCGTTAGCTGGCGTGCAGACTATTACAACACTGGGTACAATATTAGGATTTTTGGGGTTAGCGGCATCTGGTAAAGCTTATGGTGATTATATTAGAGGTCAAAGTTTAAACATAAAAAATACTTATAAATCTGCTGATTTAAATGATGAGGGTCATAATGCCGTTGGTGATTTTGAATTTAGGTATCCCTCAGGATATAGTTCAGATGATAGGGGTTATAGTACATTATGGTTTGACTCAAAAGGAAGAGATAATAATCATAATTCAAGTGCGGGATTACGTTTATTTGCTTGGGATAGTGGAGGGGATCATC